CCACGTTCAGGGCGAAGGTAGTTTTCCCGCCGGCGGGGAATCCGAATATCGTCCACACCCCACGCCGGGGGATTCCGTCCGCCAGCCCGTCAAACCCCGCCATGCCCGTCCGGTACATCGCGGGTGCGCCTTTGTCGATCTGCTCCACAACCTGAGCCTGAGCCTGCTGCAGCGTCGTGGGTGGCCGTCCGCCGCCCGTGCGGGCCACGGCAGACACGCGGTCGAACGCTTCGGTTATCACGGCGTCCGCGTCGTCGGCCCCTGTGTAAGCCGCGTAAACGATCTGCCCGCATGCCTGAATCAGCCGCCGCAGCCGGGACTTCTGGACCACGATCCGTGCGAAGTGCGGCCAGTTCGCCGACGATGGAACGTGCGAGACAAGTTCGACAAGATAATCCACGCCGCCAACCGGGTCGAGTTCGCCACGGTCGCGGAGCATTTCGTTGAGCTGGATGAGGTCGCCTGATCCGGCCTTGGCGTAGTTGTCGCGGATCGCCCGGAAGATTGTGGCATGGGCCTCGCGGTCGAAGTCGTCCGGGGTCACGGTCGAAACCACCTCGGGCACGATTGCCGGGTCGAGCATCATCGAACCCAACAGGGCCATTTCAGATTCCGGGCTGGACGGCGGCACCCGGTCAAAGAGGGGTTTGAGTCGTGATGGTCCGGGAAGTTGAAGCATTAGTCACCGATCCTTAAGAAACTGACGGCTTTGCACGGGTTGAGGG